TTAGCCATTTAAACTCCTAGCCAGTGTAGCCGATAGTAACTGAAGTAGTGTTAGTTAAATCTAAATATATTCCAGTTCTACATCTGATACCGCTTCCTGGAACATAAATATCTAATCCTTCAGTTCCGCAATTACCTTCGAATACTAAAGCACCTGTATTATCTGTTCCATCATATAGTTTGATATTACTATCTGCAACACCTTCAACTTGAATATATGTTATTCTAGCTGGTCCAATAAATGAACCTGTTGCGTTTGTTGCTCTACCAAATCTACCGTCAGAAGTTCTTGTGGAAAACTGTTGGTCTGATGATGCCATATTTTTTCTCCTTAAAATTTTATGTGGGGCCAAAGCCCCACACTAATTATTTATTACGCTTCTTTAGCAAATACACCTTGAGCATCAACAACTGTCCAATGTGCTGTTGAGTTCAAAGATGCTATTACTACAAAGTCACCAACTTTTGATGTAGCTTTTGTATTAATAAGATCTTTATCATCTGTTAAAGATCCAGCGTACAAAATACCATCATTAGCATTTGGACTAATAGTTAATGTATTAGTTCCATCAGAAGCTGTGTTTACGAAAGTGTAAACTCTTCCAATTGAGATTGCAGGTAAAGTAAATACCACACCATCAGTTGCTGATGTAAAAGTTTTACCAGAATCTGCTGCCGTAACTGTGTAGTTAGACGATTTGTTTTCTAGATTGAATCCAGTTAAACCTGCTTCGTTAAATTTACCTTGCAGAACTGGTCCTCTAAATAGTGTTTGAGCCATGATTATTCTCCTAGTTAAATTCTACATAGTCTCTAGGCCGTCGACTATACTGCGTCTATGCAGAATATTAATTTATGTATAGTGAGTTTTTTATATACTAGTTTTTAGTAGAGTGCAAGAGAGCCTGTAGTGTGGAGTGGAATTTTTCCAACGATGTAGCTTTTTATTAAGTAGCTACTGAAACTTCAGGAGCAGAACTTTCAACGTTGTTCTGATTGTGAGCGATTCTAGCTTCTTCAAGCTTGATATCTGTGATGATTTGTTTGACTTTATCGTCAATTCTAACCATCTCAAGAGTGTATCTGTTATGATCCAGATGCTCCTGTTCCCACTTCAACTCCAAGGACCTTTTTGCTTTGTATAGGTCTTGTATCATCTATAACCTCCTCATAGGTTATTCTATTTACCTTGTCGTCATAACTAACTCCAAGGTTTTCCCAAACTATACTGTTTTCTCCAAGTTTGTCAAGGATAGATTGTTCCAGGTCTGTTGGGGAATCTTTTGAATCAACTGTAAATTTTGCGTGATGATTATACGCCCAAATGTTGACTAAAAATTTTTTCATGAATCTCACCGTTTATTATGAAAATGTGGCCGAACTATGTCCGGCCACAAAATTTATTGATTACGCACCTTCAACGCCGAAGATACCTCTAGGGTCTGATACGCCGAAGCTGTATCTTTCTCTAGCTTTATATCTAACGTTTCCAGTATCAAAGTCGCCTTCCATTGCAGTTGTCAATGGTGCTCTGTTGAACATTTTCATTCCATTAGGAATGTCTGTTAAGATATAGAATGCATCAGAGTCAGTTAAATAGTTATTAACTCTGTATCCTTGCGGAATCATACCCATAGATACGATTGCATTGATATCGTTATCAGCTGTTCCAGTTCTACCTTGAGACTTCATCAATCTTTCAGCTGTGAATTGTAGCTCAGAAGGAATAATCATTTTTACTCCTCTAGCTGCGATTCTTAAACCTCTTTCGTCAGTCATTGCAGCGATGTCGATTAAAGACTGCTCCAATGAAGTTTCGTTAAGGTCAGCTTGAGTTGCTAAAGTGTTAGAAAAAGTACCAGCCACTGTTGGGTGAGCTGTGTTAAATAAACTAACACCGTCACCTGAATCAAAGTTATCCGTAGTTGGAAGACCTTGAATTAGAGGCTCGACTGATTTTACTTGTTTAGCATTACTCATAGATCTAGCTAAAGCTTTTGTATATCTAGACGCAAGTCTATCATACAAGTTGTCCTCAATCGCTTCTTCAGTGATTGCGAACGCTAAAGCTACAGTCTCGTGAGTGTAACGAGCTGTGAAAGTTTCTTGTGCTTCATCAAATGATACACCTGAACCTTCACCTTTTACTTGTGCGTTTGCGAAACCAGATAACATAACTTCTTCTTCAAAAGCTCTGTCAGATGATTCCTCAGTATAAATCTCAGAATGCTGATTTTCATACCTTTTATATTCCAAGCCGAACAGTGCGTTCAAACCTGGCTCTAGTTCTTTAACTAGTTGTGATCGTGATATTGCCATTTTTGTTCTCCTATTCTAGCTTTACGATTGTAGCTCAATTAGATTAGCAACTACTACTACAGATCTGAAAGCCGCATTTTCATCGTTTTCAGGATCTTCAGCAGATCTTAATAATCTCCATGAGTCTGCATCAGCACTTGTATCTCCGATATCTAACGTAGCTGAAGACATACCAGTAGTTGTACTACCAGCAGATACATTCATATCATACGTTTCTAAATATCCAGATTGTGCTACTGCATCATCAGTCGCTACTACATATTGTTGTTGTGGGTTATCGAATACAAATGCATCGATATCTTCTGAGTTTGCTGGTGTTACTTGAACGTAATGATTCGCAAACGTCGGCTTTAAAGTTGTAGCCGCGTTGTAAAATATTCCATTAAGCACGCCTAAGACAGGAGTTGCAGTTCCTTGTCCTTCGACGATGTAACCAGCAGCAGAAGCAACAGCACCACCATGATATATAGTGGTAGCATAACCCGCATCGATTTTGTATTTGCCTTGACCAGAAGTCGCTGGCGTTGAGCCAAGAGTTCCTGCAGGGATCAAACCAAAACCTTGTGTGTTTCTATTTGCCATAGTTGTTTCTCCTTATGTACCTGCCCCGAAGGGCCTCCAGTACGGTTTATAAATTCAGTGATTTGAAAAATTATTTTTTCGTACCACCGAAGGTTACACGAGATTGCCTTTCAACATTGATCGGCATTCTACTATCCTGCTCCTTCATAAGATCGTTTCTTACGGCTTCGTCTCGTTCTTTATGTCTGTTAGACATATAGTCTTGACGTTGTTGCGCGATCTCTGTTGGTACCTTCGCAAGTAAAAGGCCACCGACCCCAATCACTCCCTTGTATTTGCCCTCATCGAGGACCGGATAATCAGATGCATTTTCGACTTCTTCAGCTCTAACTAATTCATATCCTTCTCTTAAACGTCCAGATATATTTTTAGTGTCTTGAAAGCCAACGCTCTCTGCTCTTATCCATCTATACCTGAATCCATCAGGTGCAGGGGGTGCATCTAGAGAAGATGGTGGAACCCACACTTTTGGTCGTTCAGACTTTGACCGTGTTTGATTCGCACGAGAAGTATTTTTGTTTTCGTTTTCCATTTTACGCTCCTTCCTTCGTGTGTTTTAATTGTTTTGCGTACTCTTCGAGTGGCACTCCTAATTTTTTAGCTATTGCTACCTGTGATGAAGTGAGTCTCACAGTTTTGCGACCAGGCTTTACGCTTCTATTAGCTGAAGCCACTGTCTGAACAGGGGCGGTCGATTGCTTAGTTTCAGTATTACCAAATTTATGTGGAAAGTCAACTTTAATTCGTCTGTCAACCTCTGCATAATACTCGTTTGAGTTTGGATCATATCCTTCTTTTTCCGTTAAATCCTTATGTATTTCAAAAGCAGTATAAGTCATTGCTTTATCAGTACCAAACCACGGGTTTTGAGAAGCCCATGCTTCAGCTTTAGGATCTGGATTAATTGGATCATCCATTTGTTGTCTTTGAACTGGTGGTTCAGACAAAGTAACAGGTTTCTCTGTTTTTGCTTCTTCCCTACCAGCTTTGGCTTGCTCTAGTTTTGCGTTCTCAAAAGCGAGTGTTGCAATTCTTTTGTTTGCCTCAACTTGAGCTTGTGCATCTCCAGATTCAATTGCTGCAGCTAATTCTTTTTGTGCCGCTTCTAAACCTGTTGAAATACTTGTCTCAAATTTCTTAACATAGTCAGCATCCGTTTTTTCAAACCTAGCTTCCAATACTCTTCTTTTTTCTTCTACAGCTTTCGCATAATCGATAGCAGCTTGTTCTCTTCTTTCTGCTTCTCTCATCTTACGAGTAAGTTTTGCAATACGTGATTGCACCCCTTTACTGTAGTCTTCTAATTCTTCGTCCGATTTTTTTGTTTCTTCTTTTGCTGTTTCTTGTGTTACTGCTTCTTGTTCCGTGTTTTCTTCTGGCTGTTCAATTACAGCTTCTTCTTTTTGCTCTTCGATATCTACAGTAGCATCAGGTCCTGATGTATCTATAGGCACCAATTTTTTTTCTTCTGTGTCTGGCATAGTTACTCCTTCCTATGATTAAAACTCATGCAAGATGTCCTCTGGACTATCAATTGTTGCTAACACTTCGTCGTCGTTTAGCAGACGCATCTCTCCACCATCTATTTTGATTCGGCTGCCTGCATAACGCGCAAACATAACCCAATCTTTGACCTTGCACCATGGACCTTCAGGATACCGCTCCTTATCCTTATAACATTGAGGACCCATAGCTAATACCAAACCAACTTGTGATGCAACTTGCTGTCGCTCCAAAGTTGTTTCAGCTAATACTAATCCACCTTTAGTTTTCTCTTTCATTTTGAAAGGTAAAACTAACATTCTCCAACCAGTTGGTTGAGGTAGTTTAGGTTCTTTTACTTCTTCTTTTTTCTCTGATTTTTTTACACCAATAAGATCATTGTTTGGTGTTAATATCGATGACTGTTCCTTCATTGTGCTCCTTATCATTTAGCAGGTTAGAGATTTCCTGGTGCACTGATTCTAGTGCATTGATTTGTCCTATTATATACTTGTAATCTTCCATACTGTCAACCCCTCCGGACGTTACCGAAATTGACAACTGCTCTACTCTTGAGTTTAGGAATCTTAAAGTTTTATTTATTACTGTTTCTAATTGCATTATTTCTTTGCTACCTTTCCTGTGTTTTCACCTTTTTTTATAATGTAGTCTTGAGTGCCATTAGCACCTGTTTCTACTTCTTTCTTCAAATACTTAAACAAGTTCATTTCTTTTAACTTCTTTTCAGCATGTTTCTTAAAAGATTCTAATACTTTCGTATCTCTCATTAGCAATTCCACTTTCTAAGTGATTTAGATAATCTATCATCTCCAGTATTATTGCTAGGCTTTTGTCTCTTACGCATCCCCTTCATACGCGCGCAGAAGGACTTACGTCTTTTTGCAGCTTTAGATCCTTTTTTTAATTTTGATGGTTTAGTGGTTACTGCTGTTTTTAATTTAGAACCAGGATTGGCACGTCTATAAGAATCAACACCTTTTTGATTTAAGCCGCCAGATTCTGACTTACCTTCTTTTCTTGTCCACGCTGGACTTCCACCTTTTTTAAAATCTTTTCTCATGCAAATGTTTTTACGTTAGTTGGTTTACCACCTGGATTACCAGCTGCTCTTTTTCGTTTGACAGCACTCGCCTTTTGCGACTTTGTCATTCGTGTGGCTTTTGCAAGTGGGACGCATTTTGGATATTTCCTCTTTGAGCCTTTGCTTCTCCCGCATGGTTGATACTTGCCGTCTTTCTTCGGTGCTCCAATGTCTACCCATTTCTCCGCTACCCATTGTCTTAATCCACCTTTTGAAAAGTGTGTACGCATTACGAATTCTTTCCGTAAGCTTTCCCTTTTCCCTTCAT